TGCATCGCCTTTAGGCAAATTAGCATTGAGAAAGGCGAATTTAAATCAAAAAATAAAAAACGCAAAAAATAATTCACAAGTTAAAACTATTCCTGTTTCAACGACAAGTATGATTAAACAAATTGAAGATGAAATTAAATTCATTACAGAGCAACAGAAGTTAATCAAAGCGAGTCAAACATCTGAGTAATTAGGTTATGATAATTTTCTTGTTTTTTAGTGAGTTCTCCATGTTCTTCTTTTACAAATGTATTTTCTTCTTTTAATTCTTTAATTAAATCACATTGATTACTAATTTGCCTTTTCATGTCAATGATATCTTGTTCTGTAATACCTTCAGTTTTCCAGATAGTATTGAAATGAATATGTTCTGCTTTAATTTTTTCATTTTCTGTTTTGAGTTGACGAATCTGATTTTCAAGAGCAACTAATTTATTGAGTTTAGTTTCACTAATCTGTTTCTCTAAATCTTCAATTGTAAGATCCTTTTTCTTGATTAATCCTTCAAGTCTCTGTGCATCACCCCGATTAACAGAGGTGTCTTTGATAACTTGAATATCATTCTTCAGTTGAGTGATAGTTGTATGAAGTTTATTGATTATATCATTCTTTTTTGTTATTTGGATTAATTTACTATCATTATCTTTTTTGAGTTGTTCTGCCTGTTCTAATTTTACATGTGATTTTTGATATTCGGTTTTAAGAGATCTATATTTTTCTCTTAAATTTACATACTCTACTGTAATAACTGATTTAACACAGGCACTCTCAATAGAGGAAGGAGACCCCCTTTTGAGAGCATCACAAGCAGGATATCTTTTATAATTCTTTGAACGCAGTTCAGCTTTGCTTGACGACATTATTTAGTTTTCAACAATGTTAATACACACATTAACTTTAAATCAAATTTCTATAAACCATAATACGCTTTATTTACTCCTAATTCTTCAATTAATTGATAATATACATGAGGATTAATATCTTTTAATTCATTTGATAATACTTGAGTGATTGCTCTCCATGTTTCAATTTGTTGAATCTTTTTCTCAAGTGATGCAATCTTGTTCTCTAAATTTTTAATATGAGTATTTTTAATGAGTTTTCTACCCTCGGCCTTTTCATGTCTTAATTTAATAATCTCCTGAATATACAAGATAGTAGGTTCTGATATTTTAACTTTATCTTTAGAATTAGATTCTCTACCGATAGTATTCAACCATCTATCTGTATATTGTTTCTTTCTTGCCTTGTTATCATTATTTAATTCAAAATAAGTTTTAATGAATTCATCTATATTGTCTTCTAAGAATTTATAATCTACTATCATTTACGACAATTAATATTCAAAGGATATGTTTAAATGATTTACACTACAAGTGTAATTTTTGAGGTAATTTTACAGAAAATGAAAAGATAAATAGAATCCTAACATGTTGAAACAGTTTTACGATTTTACATGAATTTTTTACACTACAAGTGTAATTCATATAATTTTTAAAAGATAGAAAAAGATAGATAATTAGTCATAGATGATGCTCTCTATAATATTCATATGCCTCCTGAACCTCTCTAAATTCATCTTCTGTATCTTTACCTGTTTTATCAGGATGAGTAGATCTTACAGCCTCCCTGTATGCTCGTTTCATATCCTCTTGTGATGCACTCCGTTTCAAACCGAATACAGAATATGGATAATCATACGCACGGGGTTCATCATCATCAAAATCACATGGGTGAGATCTTCTACCGAAGTCTCCAAAAGGGTCATAGTTACCCCACCTCCTATCCCTTTCCTCTTTCCATTGTTGTTCTTGTTCTTCTCTTTTACGATTCATTTCATTTTCAAAGTCTTTATAATATTCGGGCATTTTAGTGAATCCACCAGCATGGGGACCATTCCAAAATGGATATGCTGTAGATTTCATATTTTACTTAACGATAAATATAATTGACATTTAATTTTTAGATGGTTTGTTGTAATTAAAATCAAAGACATCTTTCTCTTTAACTTCCTTATCTTTTTTGATACTTGATTCAACATCTACAAACATTTTAGTCATAGGCATAGCACATGCCTTTTTAGCACATGAAGTATTCTTCACATCTTTGACACCAGATTTGTATTTTTTAGATTTCGCTTTTTTTTTGTGAGGCATTTTATATTTATCAGATTTATTTTTTTTGAAATCTCATATTATAAATATGTCTTTGATACTAACTTCATCTCAAGACCCAAGTAATCTACCGCAGTTCTCTACATCTGCCCCCTTTCAGTACCGAAATGACTTCAGATCGGGATTAAAAGTTCCACCTAATTCTGAAATCGCTGTAGAGAGTGTTAAGTTAAATCGTAATCCTGCTTTAGATTATGAACAATCTCAAGTCACATTATTTTGGTTCGGGCAGAGGCTGAGTGTGAATGCATCATTAGATAATTCCATGTCGTGGATTATTCCAAGTATTAACAGGATAGATGCGAATTTATCACCTGAAGATTTTAGAGAAGAATTTGAAAAGATGATTAAGATGGCTCTGTCACTTCACCCTGAAATAGATACAGTGAATGGAGTAACTATGACTACTCTTCATACTACTGGTGTTGCTGTGAATCCTTTTCAAGGGTATCGTTACAATATCAATCAAATAGGAGCATCTGCTACATCCGCTGTCCCACCATCTGGAACTGAAAAAGAAATATTTGGAGATCTTCAATGGAATGGGACGACTGCTACCGCTGATGGAGATGATACTTACTTTCAGTTACAACCTACAGATGCTGATGGTGGTCCGATATCATTATTCGGTGGTAATATAACATTTGATACTTTTACAGGGAATAACTGGACTGTAGGTTTAGCAAGACCAATATATAATCCTGGAGCAGATTTCGTTGAAGCGAATCCTACATTAGAACACACTTTTGCTTACGCAGATGTTGGACTCGGTCCAGATGAAGATCAATTATATGATTATGCAGCTCAGGTCGGTTTAGATGATTTCCTTAGATTATATCATTTAGTTCCTGATCCTGTTGGAAACGGTTTCATGGAGATGAAGGAGATTAATTATTATCAGAAAAACAACACAGCAACGCAGGCGAACAATGCTGACAACTCTTCATTCGCTACAGGGACTCCAATTCCATCTGGTTCAATTACTGATATTACATTCAGAGTTGAAAATGAAAAGGTAATCATCAGTGCATCAGGTAAGGTCGTAGTTGAAACGAATACAATTTCATCCGCATCATTTAAAGACCAAGTCCCTAAACCTGTGAATCAAAACTGTTGGAAAATGTATCCTACTGCGGGTCTTTGGGAAACTGGTGATGATTTAAATGTATCTAAATATGAATGTCGCACAAGTTCAACGATTCATAGAAATATCCTACCGAATAACTGGGCGTTTAAATCAATCATACATGCTGACATGGATAATGTATTCCTTGACGTAACAGAAGGTGGGGCAGTTGATTTAGATGCTCTATCACCTACCGTTGGTCATTATAAAGTTCAAAGACCATGGTCGGGTGCTGATTATTGGCCTCAGTCAGTAGATGAAAGACCTTTAATGCGAAGATTCCTTTCAGACGAAGCAGAAGACGGTGGAACATCCCCTTATGTAAGACCTTACAAGGGTCTTAGTGCTTCAGCCATGGAAGATTATGAACCAATATTTATCATGGGTAAATCTGAAAGATATACAGATGGTAAAGTTCAATTATTTACTCCAAATAGTATGAATGTATTAGGTTTCGCACCTTTTGCTGTCGGGCCTGTTGAAGACTCAGTCACAGACAGTTCAGGCCAAGCATCCTTCACATCTACTACAAGACCTGCTATGACTTCAGAGCATTCTACATTCATAAGAGTACCGACTCTGAATCACAAGACGTTTAATTTTGGAACAGGTAATCCATCTAAGATCTTATTTCAAGTCCCAAGATTTGATAATAGTGGTGCTGAAACAGGAGCATTATTCTTTCAAAATCCAGATAAAACATATATTGATTTAAATAATCCTACAGATTTTACATTAACTGATTTAGATGTTCATCTTGTAAGGAAGGATGAAAAGTTCGCAAGAGATTTAACTGGTTCTACCGAGGTGATGTTTCACGTGCGCGAGAAGGCAAAAAAGTAATTTAAAGTCAATTTATGAAACATAACTAAATGAAGGGTTTAATCTATGAAATAACATTTAATGATAAAATTTACATCGGTTCTACGATACAAACAATAGAGGCAAGAATTAAAAATGGGAAACATAGGGCATTCACTAAATATGGATTTGATTATCAAAGTAGTAGTATTGAAATATTAGAAGAATGTGAAGTAGATTCACAATCAGAATTATTTAAGATTGAAGGTAGATACATAGAATCATGTGAATGTGTTAATATTCAAGAGGCATTAGGTTTAGGTTCTGATAAAAAAGCATATGATAAACAGAGATATTTGAAGAAACAAGAACATATCAAAAGTAACAGAATGAAATATCATTATAAACATCATGAAGAGAATAAATTAAAATTAATGGAAAAACACAGATATGTATGTAGTTGGGGTGGTGACCCCAGATATCATAATAATTTACTTCAATTAAAGATGTAAATTTAAATTCTATCTTTTATCTATCTTTTATTTTGTTTATTCATATTATAAATGGATAAATTACTTCCGACAATAGAAGTTGAAAAACCAGAACCTGAGCCTGAGTCAGTTCCAGATAATGTATTACCTGAATCTGGAGTCCGCATTCCTGAAAGGAATGACAAGGGGAACATGGATTTAATTGATACACTGCATGCTGAGGCAGGGGAGGAAAAAGACTCAGATGATATTATCACGGTTGAAGAACGTGATATACCTGAAGAAGATGATGTATTTGGTTCAGCACCAACTCCTCGTCTGCTTCACGTGGCGCCTATAGTAGAAGAACCTTCAGAATTTACGCCCAGCGCAGAACCTAAAAAGGGCAAACGTAAATATACTCGTAAAGCACCCATGTCAGATAAACAGAAGGAACATCTTGCAAAGATTCGTAAGATTGCTATTGAAAAAAGAAAGGCAGAAAAGGAACGTAAAATCAAAGAAAAGGAAGAGGCAGTTATAGCGAAGGCAGAAAAGAAGATTTTAGAAAAGAAGTTAAAGGAAGAAAAGGCAGAACAAGAGGTTATAAATTCACAACTTAGCAAAAAAGAACCTGTAATTCAGCAAAATGGATTTACAAAAGAGGATTTAGATAGTGCTGTATTATCAGCGATATCACAATATGATACTTTGAGAAAACAGCAAAAGAAAGAGAAACGTGAATCTCAGGTAAAGGAAATGAAAGAGGCAAAGATGCGTGAAACTCTTGCAAGAGCGATACAACCTCAGCAACCAACTAATGATCCATGGAGAAATCTCTTCACTTAAACAAAAAGTGATTTTAGCAAAGCATACCTTGGGTTTAGATTTACAATGACAAAATCATTGAAAAGATTAAATATTAAACATTGCTCCTTACCAATACCTGTCCCTCCAACAGGTCACAGATGTTTAACTTTTAAAAAAACTAAATATAACACTTATTTCATAGTCACTGTAAAACAAAGGGGTCAAAGACAATTCAAATGTAAGAAACTCGCACTGTGTTATAAATTCATAATGTTATTAAAAATTAAATCTAAATTTGATTTCTCGTAAATTACCAAATGGTTTAAAGTAAAATTTATTAATTAGTTTGTAGAATGGATAAAACATATTTATTTCAGTCATGGAAAAAAAGAGGATTAAAATGCCGTGAAGATCAAACATATGATATCATTTATACTTATTATAAAAATATTGATAGATGTGAAAAATGTGGTATTGAATTAGATAATAAAGAACAATTAAAAGTTAAATGCATGGATCATAATCATGAAACAGGATATTTTAGGCAAATTTTATGTTGGAATTGTAATATTAATGATCAGGACAGGCAAGGATGTAAAATCAGAAAGGATAATATAACAGGATTTAAAAATATTTCATATCATCCTAATAGTAATAATTGGTGTTTTAGAAGACAGGTTTGTAAAAAAAATATTACAAGATATTTCAAAAATAAAATAGACGCGATATGTTATAAATTCATAATACTATTAAAAATTAAATCTAATACTATTTAAAAGATGGAAAAATCAACACCTCCCCCCCAAATCTTTCCTGTAAAAGATCCACCTAAAGAGAAACCAAGGAAAATTACGCATCCTAATTTACCCGAATTACCATGTATCATGACTTTAGTTATGCCGACCAAATCAGGAAAGAGTACCATTCTGAGCAATATGATACTTCGGGATGATTTTTATAAAGGGGCTATGGATAACGTCACAATAATGAGTAATACAATTGACCAAGATGTTACAAGCAGATTCTTACGTAAAAGTTGTGACTGTTACACAGGTTATGATGATAATGTCTTAGCAGGTATCATAGAACAACAGAAATCTTTTGAAGACGATGACCGACCTTTTATTGGTATGATATTTGATGATATTTTAGGTTCAGTAAAAAGGAATTCATATTTAAATCATTTAGTTACAAGGTCAAGACATTATGGTGTAGGATTACTCGCAATATCTGTGCAGAGTTTTAAAGCTGTCGGCCCGACCATTAGGAATAATACCAACGCATTCATCTGTGGAAATTTACAGAACATGTCAGAACTTGATAAAATCTCTGCAGAGTTTTCAGGTATGTTTGGAGGTGATGAAAAATTTAGAAAAATATATGGGAAGGCAACTGAACAAAGATATGATTTCTTATTTTTAGATTTACAGAGTAATCCAGCCAGAGCATTTAGAAATTTTGAAGAGCAAATCGCTGAAGGTGATAATTTACTCTTTGAAGGTAACAATGTTGCCGTCGCCATACCAGAGTGAAACACACTCATCCATGAAATATGGATTAGGTGAAGTCACATATACTTTCTTTTTTGAATTATGAATCAACATTAAATCATGTATTGATTCTTTTTCAACTATTTCATTTAACATATGATGTCCTGTAGTTTGAAATACTAATCTTGCTTTCCAAGTATTATAAATATCCATCTTTTGTTTTTCATATGTTCTTCTTTCACATGTAATCATTATATTTAGAAACAATTGATTTTTTTGCGAAGACCCCATCACTGCATTATATGGGAGCCTTTTTTTATCATCATTCCAAGTTGTAAATATTTCATTATGATTACTTAAAGAACTTAAATCTTGAATTGGGAATGCGTCACAATCTACATACCATCCTCCGAATTCATATAAAATTAAATATCTTATGAAATCACATCTTTGAATTGGATATCTGAATGAATTCCATAAATCTACATAATGTAAATATTTATCACATATTAATTCTTCACATTCTTTAAGTCCCCACATTTTGTATTCATATCCATGTAATTCACAGAACTCTTTAGTTTCACTCGTACATCTTTGAAACGAAGGTATTTCATGTAAATCTTTATCTTTAAATTTCCAGAACACCTGATGAATAATTTTAGGAATCATAATTTATTTATCTCATAAAAAAATTAAAATAAAAATAACTTATATAAAATGTCTATGTATGGTTACTCTGACGCCTTATCTCAAGGCACTGCCTTTAACGCACGTGTAAAAAATTTCAATGATGGTGTATTAGTTCATAATCAACAGGCACGAGATAAATTTAAAAAAGAGACACAACAGAAACAAGATGATATAGCCACTGATAAAAGGAATGAAGAAGAAGATGTCGGTATCCATGGATTTAAAGATGGAACGGGTCTCGCTGGAGCAGGTATAGGTTTAGTGAGTGCTGGTGCTGGAATTAGAGAGCATGGACTAATGGGTTATGCTTCAAAAGAATTATCTCAAAGAACAAATAATATTGCTTCTACAGCACACGCCATAGTATATGGAGAACCTAAACCTAAACCTAAAACATTAGAATTAGGTGAAGTAGGTGAAGATGGTAAAGTCACTACAAGTTTATCAGATGCTGAAAAGGCAGGTAATGAAGCGATAAACGCAGGTAAAATAGGAGGTCAAACTACTGAAAATATCACCCAGGCAACAGAACGTGAAAGTTCAGGTCTCGTATCTAATGTTGTTAAGAAAACTTTAAAATTAGGATTAGGGGGTAAAGTGGGTGATGCAGGATTAACGGCATTATCTGAAGTCGGTGGTAAAGCAATAGGAGATTATTCTGGTATTGTTGATATCGGTAAAAATGTGAAAAATTTATTATCAGTTCCTCCTAAAAATATGTTTAGTGGTGAATCTACTGCCGATAAATTTCAAGAAGCAGGAGCTGTCGCTGATTTAGTAGGTATCGCATTTCCACCTGCTGAAGTTCTCGGTGCTGGATTAAATTTAGTCGGTGGTATAATTGATACTGTGAATGATATCGGTGGTGATATGGATAAAAAAGATGATGATAATAAAAGACAAGTTCCACCTCCTAAAGTGACTGCTGTGAAGGTTTCCCCTGCGTTCCAGAGCATGGGTTTAGTCGCATCTCAATTACCTTCGGCTAAGACTCAAATTACAGGCACAGGTAGTTTTTAACAAAGTTTAACCTGCGGTTTTTAACGAAGTTTAACCCTTTCAGGTTTTTAATTATTATAATTTTAAATTTTTTTGATTACTCATATTATAAATAAATGAGTTCTTTTTTCGTATCCTCTGATAAAATTCAAGTAGGGCAAACTGATGTATCTGTTCCATCTGAAAATGGTCTTAATTACAAATCTGGGGGTAAGATTGATTTATACATCCCCCCAACATCTAAATTTGTAGATTTATCGCAGTCTCGTTTAAAGTTGAATGTATCATTCGCTTTACCTGCTGAATCTGCAACATCGGGTTTAATGCGAACTCAACTGGACGCACAGACTGGTCTTCATTCACTAATCCGATCTATTCGTATTTTCAGTGGTCGTAAAACCGCTTTATTAGAAGAGATTGAAGGATATGATATTCTAACTGCTCTACGCTTTGATTATGAAACAAATGATAATCTCAAAAAGAAACGTGCTTTAACTGAAGGGGCGACTGACTATGACCCCGCATGTCGTGGAACTCTTGGAACTACAAAGACTATTCAGGGTAACAGTTTCTCAAACCAATATTTCAGTACGATTCAAGGTGATTCTCCAACCCTAAATACATCTTTTAATGTTGGCGATGATAATGAATCAAAGACTGTTAAGGCAGAACTTCATTTAAATACTGGCCTGTTCCGTAACGAGGCTGTATTCCCTGCTCTACTCACTGATGGTATATTCATTGAAATTTTACTTCAGGAAAAGAAGAAGGTAATGAGAAAATTAGATTCGGTAGCAAAGGATAGAACTTTAAGATTAAATCCCATGTTTCATTCTCGCACTGGATCTGATACTGCTTCGCACACAAGCGGTAGTATTGTGAATGCTGGAACATTTAGTTCATTCTATACGACTCGTGATAATAACATGACTTCTACGAATGTATTCCCATTTGTAGTCGGTCAAAAATTCTCTTTAGTAGATTATGATAATAAGGTAATTAATGGTTCTGTAGGAACAATCACAGCAATAGAACAAGATACAAGTGCTTCTACTTCTCCTGCTAAAATTAAGGTTACTCATACTGAAATGACATCCGATTTAGGATTCACTATAGGTGGTTCAAATGCTTCAAGAGTCTTCATGGTTGATAGAACCCCTGATGAAGCAACCTCATATGATATTGATTATACAATTTCAGATGTTGAATTAATCGTTAAACAAATTCAAGTCCCAGATGGATATGAAAATAGCATGATGAGTATGATGAAGGAAGGTGGAACGATTAATTATGATTATAGAACCTTCACAAATTACAGATATTCACAACTATTAGGTGATAATGTTACAAACATCCGCCTCCCTCTTATTGAAAGTCGTGCAACGAGTATCTTATGTATCCCCACCGACGCTTCAAACTATTCGGGCAAGGAACTATTATCGGGTTCTACTACTTATGTGGAACAGCAAGACCCTGAGGATGTTATTATAAGATCTGCACGACCTTCTTTAGTTGGTATTAGTGATAATCTTCAGGAATATCAGTTTATCTACGATGGTAAGATTAATCCTTCAAGGAAGGTAGATGTATCTAAGATTTCTTCTAAGACGAGTATTTCTCAGCAGTGGTGTATTGAGGCAGAAAAGGCACTCGCAATGGCCGATATTGAACCTCTTTCATTTAGGCAGTTTCAGAGTAACTTCTTTATCGGTAGGGCATTAGCACTCGGTAAGAATGCGGTATATGATGCACGAGGTAAGGATTTCAATTTACAATGTGAATACACTGGGGCAACTCAGACTAAGAACAAGCTCTGGAACAACTATGTATCGCACGTGCGTCGCCTACAGATTAAGAATGGTGGTCTCAGCGTGATTGTATAATTAAGCCAAAGATAGATACATGTAAATTTTAAATTGTTATAATTATTTTTTTTAAAGTGTCATATTATAAATAAATATGAGTCAGATGAATGTTGAAATCGTGCCTTCAAACGTCACTTCTAACGGAACCATTTCTTTCAAGGATGGTAATCCTGTAATTCAATTTATTATCGGTGAACAGGACAGAATGCTTTTAGGTCAATCTGTAAGATTCACTGGTAAATTCCGTACCCTTTTAACGAGTGCTTCTTCTTCCACTTCTGGAACTTCCAATCTTGCTATGAGTGAAAAATTAGGTGTTTATTCTACACTTGATACACTCACTATTAAGTCGCAGAGAACAGGGCAAACTTTAGAGAGCATAAGACACTACAATCGTTTCCTTGCTTCATACCTCCCCGCAGTTAATTCGCTTGATGATAATATGACTCATCTGTATGAATCTGCTTTAATCCTTCCATCGTATGAAGCTCAGACTCAATCTGTTGTAAATATTCCATCTTCGTCCAGCACCCAGAATCATTTCTGTGTGAATCTTCCATGTGGTCTTCTAAACGGAGGTAATCCTATCCCACTCATGGCGGAGGCTGTCGGTGGTCTTCTAATTGAATTACATTTAAGTCCAGATTCTCAAGTATTCCACACTCTGGCGGATGCTGATTCGGCAAGTTACAGTGAATCTCTTTATGAATTTAGTGATGTATCCCTTGTTGCAGAACTCGCTGAACCTCAGCCTGACATGCTTCAGCAGATGAAATCTCAACCATCTGGAACATATGAATACAACAGTCTTACTTCCTATTATCAAACTATTAATTCTGCGAATGGTATTATAAATTTCCAACTTGGTTTAAGTCGTGTGTTAGGAGTATTTTCAAATATTATCCCTGCTGCTCATATTAATAACTTAGCATTTGATGGTCTTGCTACTCTGTATCCAACAAATAATGATGGTGCTTCGGCTGATATCAAGGAACTATTTTTTACTCGCAATGGTTCTAAGTTTCCAATTGATTTCAATATTAATACTCTTCAGCAAACTGATCCTAAGAATAAGACAGTAGATTCTCAAATCATGTATAATTACATGAATGCTATCAGTAAGTTCGCTGATATTACACGAACCAGTATTGGTCCTGTAAATTCAAGATACTCAGATTCAGCGAGATTTGATAAAGATTTTGCGGATGGTGGATGTGCCTTCGGCGTAGGAGTCGCATTTGATAATATTTCGGATCAAGGAGTTGACTTTCGGAATGTTAATTTCGGTATTAACATGTCTTTAGATTTAACGAGCGACTCGCCTCAGGCATTCTTTGTTTTCGTTCATTCCAAGAATACACTGGTGTTCGGCCCACAGGGGATGCAGGTGATGCAATAAGCATCGCATACTTCGTTAACGTAGTTCACCTTTGGTTTAAAATATTTTTTTAATTTTAAATTTATTTTAAGTAGTCATATTATAAAAATATGGATATGAGTAAATCAATGCCGACCCCAGATGACCCTGATGATTTTGATGGAGAAGTTCAAGAGAGTATGGTAGAACGCCAAGATGTTCCACCTAATGTTCCTAACCTCCTAAGAGTATCCCCCATGGATACTACTACTGCTACTGATGTAGAAACGAGTATTTTAGACCCAGTCGTTAAAAGTAACACATTCTGTAGATTTGTATTTTTAAACAAGGGGATACTACATTCACACAGTAAAATTACACTCGCTTTAACTGCTCCTGATGGTTCAAGTCGTTTCTTCCCTCCTAATGTTGGAATTCATTCTTTGATTTCACGATGTGCTTTAAAGGTTGGAACAAAGACTCTTCAAGAAATAGATGGATATAATTTCTTATCTGCTTACAAGTCGCTGTTTATTTCTAATGAACATCAGAAGGAAAGGGAACAGGTTCAATCTGGACGCTGTATCTCACATGAATTTAGATATGATGATAGCGATTCTATTAATGGTGGTGCTGGTAATAATACTCAGGCTTTTTTCTACGGTTTATCTAATGGTCGTGAATATCGTAACAAGACTGGTGCTTCATTCGCCGCCCAGACGGCTGATTTAGAGGTTCATCAGTGGGCGGATATTAAAAATTCACCTGTATTCCAGATTGCCTTATCTGAATTATTCCCAATGTTGAAACAGACTCAGTTACCTCTCTACATGATGCAGGAACAGGTATCGGTTGAATTACATTTTGATCCTACAAATGTAAATCGGGCTCAGGCTAAGAATGGTGTTGCTACGGCAAATTATGTAGTTAATGAAGATGAAGTTAAGTTAATCGCAGATTACATTTATTACCCACAGGAAATGATGACTGCCTATGCTAATGCGAATCAGACAATTACATTGAATCACTTTGATTATCGTCATAGTAAGGTATCTGTATCATCTACTACAGATGACGGCCAAACTCGTATTAGAAACCTCGGTGGTGCTGGACGTATTGTTACCAAGGTCATTACTGGTCTCCAACCTGATCTCGCTACAAGTGATTTAACTACTACCAATAAATTCTGTAGTATTTCACCAGAACAGAAATATACATTTGGTGAAGCTCCGGCGGCTGGGAAACAAAATGGTTCTCTCACTGTAAATCTCAAATACAATGATAGATTCTTATATCCCATTGATGTCACTAATCCTGCACGACAGTTTCATAATACGGCACAGGCAGAGGGCATGGTTCCTTTTGTAACTCGTGAAGAGTTCTGTTCTGAAGGCACGGCACTTGATAGCGATCATGAATTTATGGGATACGCACAGAATACTGGTGATGATGGTGATGAAGTTGGTATTTTAGGTCGTTTCAATTGGTTATCGTACCGACTCAATCGTAATGAAAGAGTTAATACTCGTGGTATTGAATATTACTACAAGTATGATGGTCTTGGAAATGGTTCTCTATATACTCAGCGTTCATGGTTGGAACTCGCTAAACTTACAACGATTAGCAATGGATTCGCTACAACTACACTCCTATAAATTTGATTTAAAATCTAATTATGATAGTATATTAACATGATTTCAGAAGTTTGGAAACAGATAAATGGTTATGAAGATTATTTAATTAGTAATTTTGGAAATGTATATTCATTAAAAACAGATAAATATTTGAAACCTCAACTTAATCGGCACGGATATTATCATGTGGCGTTAAATAGAAAAATACTCAGAGTTCATAGGATTGTTGCTGAGAACTTTATACCTAATTTTCTTAATTTACCTTGTGTGGATCACATAGACCAAAACAAGATTAATAATAATTTAAATAATTTAAGATGGGTTAATAAATCCATGAACGGATTTAATAGACCATATCAGAAAAATAATAAATTAAAAATAAAGAATATTTCATTTGATAAGAATCGTAATAAATATGTATTTTCAAAAACTATTAATGGAAAACTTCATGCGAAGAGATTTAATACTCTTGATGAGGCGATTAAATATAAAACATTAATGATTTGAAAAAAAATAACTTCTTCTTATATAAATGTCTCAGGGAGGTTACACGCAAACCATCCTTTTGGATGCTAATAGGTTATCCAGTGAAGAGTACTCGGCGAGTAATCTCGCACAAACTGATACTGCTATTTTTACAAATAAGGTCTCAAATGGAATTACAATTGATATTGGAGACCAAGTAAGTATTCAATCGGCACATATCGCTCAAAGAGGGGCGGGTGGTTCAGTTATTCAAATGGATGGTGAAGTATTAGGTGAAAAACAAATCACTACTACTGAAACTGTAAATTCATCATATATTGGATATGAAAAATTAAATGCATCTCAAGGATATTCTCCTACTGGATTCGCTTATGAAACATCTTCAAATGAAACACAAAAAGTTAAAATGAAAGATAATGAAGCATCAATCGTAATATCATATTACAAAACGACTAATGGTGAAAATAATATTACTTTACCGAGAAATTGGGGTTCTGCTTCAATGGGAAATGCGACCCAAGGTGGGGACCCAGCAGATACCTCCCATAATGCATCTTTTTGGAGTGCTTCAGATTCATATTCAAAAGGATTAAATACATATTATTTAACGGCATCACATATATTTACACCTGATTTTGATGATAGTATAGGGCGAGACGCCTTCAATAGTGCTTCTTGTAATGTAAGAAAATTAAAACAAGATAATAGTAAATATACAATATTTAAAAGATCTGAAATAGTTTATAGACAGAGTGAATTATCATCTGCGAGTAATGCTTCATATCTTCAACCTGTTCCTACTAAACCTGATCCTGCCTTAGGTAATTATAATAGGGTTCTACAGAAAGTTAAACTGAGTATCCCTGCTGGTTATAATTCACCTTCAGCAATTTCAACTAATATAACAAATGAATTGATCAAAACAGAACCTACAATTAAAATCATTACAGATGAAGAGACCATCAGTAATACTGGAAATATCACAGCACCTACAAGCATAGTGAATTCTACAATTTATAAAGCATTCCCTTGTTCCAATTATTCTATGTTTAGTAATTCTGGGGCTACTCAATTTTTTAACTCCTCATTATTAGATGGTACCCCCTTTAATGTCGGAAATAATGCTTGTAATACAGCGAATGCTGTGAATTATTTAACTTGTTATTCTCATATAGGTTTTAAACGACCTCACTTGGTTGAAAGCGGTAGAGGGGCAGGTGCTTATCACGGAAACAAAATCACAAGTAATATAGCGGGTTCAGCCTCTGGAACAGCGATAATTTATACAGATTATACTTATAGTGATGAGGTTTTACTAAAATTAAAGAGATTTTTTGATTCACAAAGATTATATCCTGAACTCTTAAATCATGCTACAGATGCTACAAATCATTTAACTAATTATGCTTCACTATATCCGAATGCGACATCAGCATCTTTAAATGCTTCATTTAGAAAAGAAGCAAGATTTTTACATTTAGGTTTATCTGGAAGCGGTAATTTATTATCATCTACAGATCCTTTAGGTTCAGATATGTATATGGAGGATAAGACTACAAACACTAAAACAACTCCAAGAACTAGTGCTTCAGATGGTTCATCTATTCCGATATTCTTTTATTATAATGAAAGTTCAAGTCATTTAACAGCAGAACAAACTACAGGTGATAGAAATGATAATTTAGCATATGGATTTGCGAGAAAACATAATGGTTTAATCGCTTTGATTACTGAACCGATAGGTGGAATACCTACTGAATATTTCGGGGAGCAAATAGGGGCGAGGATAAATGCCTCTACAAAAATAGGTTATGATTATCATTTTAATGCTTATGGGAACGCAGCTATCATGTTGAGTAGTGGATTTGCTCCTTTACAATACTACGGGCAAATTGAATATAACCAAGGACCTGATATTCGCCAAGTTTATTTAGGAGCAGATAATGCTCTTTTAAATTTTGATAATATACAAAGTAGATTTGAATTAAGTAATCTTCACGCACCTGAAAAAGTAGGTAATTTTTATACAGCAGGCGACCCTAACCCATCTCCAAATGTATTCGCTCCACCCCCATCATCTCAAGCAGGTCAGGATTGTTTCAAGATAAATAAGCAGTTAAAATATGATAGTTGGTCTCCATCTATGCATCCCTATGAAGTAATTGATCTTTCAGGGACAGCGTCTGAGGGAAATCAAAAAACCTTCATTTCTATGAATTCAAATATGGTTCATGGTTTGATATATGATGCTCATGGAGGAGTCGCAATTGAAGATATGGGAATAGATGAAAGATTTTGGGAAAGATCTATTTGGGGTATTTTAGGTTTTGAATACGGGCAGTTTAATGCTTCAGGTGATGTAGAAAATATCAAAAATATAAATAATAGATTTTCAAATGATAATCCAAATTCATCTGGAATCACAACCAATGCCGAGGTCACAAGTTTAGCTTCACAGCAGTTTCATAGTAATCCATATGGGACAAATATGTTTAATGCGATGTTAAGTTCAAATGTAAATTTTTTTAATACACCACAAAATATCGCCAAGGCTGGTTCGGTATGGGATAACGAAGACCCCGACCACCAAGTCGCACCTGCGATAACCATAAATGCGGAAAGCACTAAAATTATAGCGAATGAATTACCTCGTAAATTATTAAAAGGATATTTTCTCATAAACTCAGATATATTGGATTCAGCAAACTATTATCAAACTGCGAATCCGATGCAGACTATGGCTATCGTCGGAAAATACTCGGCCGCGAATGATTTCATATCGTACGATGGGGGTGGTGCTGTATTTACTGCGACGAGGCGTAAAACTATTACATCTATTAAATCTCAAATATTAGATCCTGCGGGAGGCACGGCAAATGTAGGTGATAACTCAGGTATCATATACAGGATTGATAAGATTATTTCAACTGATTTAAAATTTGCTGAAACTCTCATGTCTCAAATGAATCAAAAATAGTCATTACACCTGTTGTGTAAAAAAATCATCTTATTTATCAAAATGAAATTAGAAATTTACAAGTCATATAATATATTTACTTTGTCAAAATATTGTTAAAATTTACACCTCTTGTGTATTAGATTAATTTAAATTTAATTGGAGTTTTTAGTGAATGTGAATTACATGTAATTAATATGTAATTCAAACAAAAAGAGCGAGGTTGTGTTTCATCGCCTTAATTAAAATACGAGGTTGCGTTTTTTTATTTTT